CTGTCGGTCAAGGACAAGGCCGAGGCACGCGAAGCCGCGGACATCATGGCCAACGCCGTGCGTCTGGAAGTTCCATCTCGCGTCGACGTTGAGGTTGGCACGAGCTGGGGCACCGCTGCATAATCAAGGTGAGGTAATGCAGTTGCCTCGATGGGTCTCCATTTGGCCAGGGCGCGTCCCTGGCCTCTTTTTCAGAGAAAGAAGAATTCATGGGTACATACGTCAAGAACAAGGTCGTTCCCGCCTATCCTGAGCCCTATGTGCGCAAGCGCAAACGCGGCCGCCCGAAGAAGAACGGAAGGCCAAAGAAGGATCGCTGGCAGGAGCTGCGGGCCTCTCCATCCAAGCGCACCGGCTCACGGTTCAAGAGCGTCTCTGCGCCTGAGGACGTGTTCTACATGCTCAGTGAGATGGCTCTGTTCTACAAGAAGACCAAGAGCGAAATCTTGCGCGAACTCATCAAGCCCGCCTTCGATAAAGCCTACAAAGAATCGCTGACCCTTCAACGCATTGCAGCCAACAAACAGAAAGCCCAAGATGAAGTACAAAACGGAGATGACGCTTCCCGTAGAACTCACTTTTGAGATACTGGAGCCAATGGAGGTCGATGGCACTGAGCTACCTGCGCAGTTGGACATCACCAAGGTGCTGATGCAGACGATCGGGCCCAACGGCAAGCCGCGGCAGGTCGACATCACCAAGACGCTGACAGAGGAGCAGATGTTCCTGCTGGAGGACGAAATCGTTGAGCACTTCACCAATGAAAATCCTCCGGTTTGAACGCAACGACGAGGCGGTGGCCTGGGCCAAGAAGGTCATCGGCATCGAGGGACTGACAGGCAAGGTCGCATCAGTGAGCTTGATCGACGACAACGATGAGTTCGTTGCGGTCACTGTGTTTTCTGCCTGGACGGGCACCAACATAGACATGCATATCGCAGCGCGGCCTAAGAGTCACTGGCTCTCGCGCAGCTTCTTCAATGCATCCTTTGAGTTGCCCTTCCTTGTGCTTGAAGTGCCGCGGGTCACGGGCCTTATTCGTGCCAGCAACCTTGATGCTCAGCGCTTCGTATCGCGCCTGGGGTTCAGTTGGGAGGGCCGCATGCGTAAGGCATTTCCTGATGGTGAAGACCTGGTCCTTTACGGCATGCTGCGAGACGACTACCTTAAACATCCTTGGAGTAAACATGAGAACCCCAGAGTTCCTCCGCTACCTAGCGGATTTCCCGGCCCACAAGGAGATCGCTCCGCTACTACTGGACGCAGCGCAGACCCTTGAAGATCAGCGACTGTGGCGTGACGGATGGTTACACGCAGAAAAAAGAGTTGAGGAGTTGACAAAGGAATTGAAGCTGCTAAGATCAGGGCTCACCAACAGAAAGGAGAAAGAAGATGGCTAAGAAGAAACTCACCCGTTCCGAGGAGACGTTCAAGCGTCTCTCGGCTTCTGGTAGGTACGTGAATACCGGCAAGGTATTGATTGGCGTGGCTCACTGTCCACGGCCCAGGGGCATGACCCCGAACGAGATGTTCATCCAAGACATCATCCTGGGCCGCCGCCGCTGGCACCTGACTACTTCGTGGATGTGCTACGTTGCGCTGCTGGCGGTGCTCGCATGCGTATTCCTTGCCTTCGGGATGCTCAAATGAAAAAGCGCAGCAAGTACAAGCCGCGCCCTGTCCTTCAAAACCCATTGGAGTTCGTGCTGTCAGGCTTAAAACCTGTGCGCGACCTGCCAGGCGTTTACCTAGAGGTGCAGATCAAGAACCGGCAGGCGCTGGAGCAACTTCGTAAAGGCGATGCTGCCAAGCAGGACATTGATCTGCTCATCGGAGCTTTCAACATCACCGAGGCCCTGGCCATTCTTGGCCTGGGCTACGACTGGTTGCAAGAGATCAACGAGGCTCAGACCGCGCTATGGGAGCTGGCGCGCAAGGGCGTCGAAAGAAACATGCGGTTCATCATGACGGCCAAGCAGTGGGAAGCCCTGAAGCTGGTGATGGACCTGCATGAGGAGCAGTTGGCTAACGCCACTGTATATGACATCGAAAAGGCGCATGACTTCGTCCAGCACGTTCTTCGTCAGGGCAAAGCACATGCAATCGTTCAAACTCAAAAGGAATCAACATGAATAAGTCAGACAAAATCAGAGAGTATTTCCGCAAGTACCCCAGCGCCGAGGTGGCCAAGGTGGCAGCTAAGTTCCAGGCCCCCAAGCCCATGGTCTACAAGCTGCGCAAGCAAGTGCAGGAGAGCGATCAATTGATCACGGCCCCCGCGCCAAAAGCCGGTGGCCGCAAGGTCACTGTCTCACGTTCGCAATTGGAGATTGCAAAGAAGCTGGGCATCAAGCCTGAGGACTTTGTTCGCGAAGGCCTGAAGCAGGGCGTGCTGCAGTACGACGACGAGCGCGACTTCACGGGGGAAGAGACCGACATCGACGGCACGCTGGACGAGCGCGCCCAGGACTACGGCAAATTCAAGGACGGCGCTGCGCTAATGCAGGCACTCAAGCGCACGCTCGCGGACCACGCACGCATCCACAACAAGACGTTCAGTGACGACCAGTGGGAAGCCCTGGAGATGATCATTCACAAGATCGGCCGCATCGTCAACGGCAATCCCGACAAGGTCGACCACTGGGTGGACATCGCTGGCTACGCCAAGTTGGTGGCAGATCGCTTGCAGGGGAATGCACGATGAGTAATCTGCATGCACATGCCTTGATGGAGTTCAAGGCCGCCAAGTGGCTTGACGACGACGGGAAGTACTACGACGAGATGCAAGAGGCCATCTGCGTGCATGTGCTGAAGCTGCTGGACGTGTTCGCGGATGAGGGACATTCAGGCAGCTCTGCCCCTTACGCCGTCAACGTGTTCAAGAAGCTGGCCATGTTCGAGCCCCTGGTTCCGCTGACAGGCGAGGACTGGGAATGGCATGAGCCAAGCCCAGGCGTGTTCCAAAACAAACGCTGTAGCCGCGTGTTCAAGCAGGCTGACCGTTTTGATGGTCAGGCCTATGACATTGACGGCCGTGTCTTCTACGAGTGGAACGAGCGCGAGCTTGACCCCGACGAAGAGGGCTACCCCGGTAAGCGCCGATTCAAGAGTCACTACACCAGTCGAGACAGCCTTGTGCCCGTCACATTTCCATACACCCCATCGACAGAGTATGTCGAGCAGGCATCGGAGGCCTCATGAAAGATTTATTCCCATTTGGTGTGATCCTATGGGTCATCGCTGCATGGATCACGCACATCGTCGTGTGCCTCAAGACAGCGTCTTGGGGTTTCCTGGTCGCTGGCGCGCTGCTGTTTCCCATCGCGTGGATTCACGGCACCGGCATTTGGTTTGGGTGGTTCTGATGAAATATCGAAACCTCCGAGTTCTTTTTGGAGATGGCGCGCGAGCTGACTATCTACAGGAAGTTCTGGAGCGGGCCCGCAAGGAAGCGCCTAAGGCTGTGGATAAAAACTATGGCACGCACATCCTTGCAGGCATGTCTCGACACATCAGAGACGATGAGGCAATCACCAAGATCATCCTGGACAACCCCATTCGAGTTGGCCAGGATGGCAGCTCACGCCTCATGGTCATGTTCTTGGGATCAAACTTTGATGGACACCAGAAAACCCCCATCTCTCCTGAGCACGTGTCTTTACGTGTGGACGTCCCTCTGCACTACGCCTACGACAGGGAACTGTTGAAGGAGTACTCGGTCTACCACATTCGCTTCAAAGTGAGTTCGGAGGATAAGCGCTTCACAGAAGAATCCGTCAAGCCTTTGCATCATGGCTACATCGGCATCACCAAGCGCGACATCATGACGCGGCTCAGGGAGCACGGCTACAAGGCTGAAACCAACACCGGCTCGCTGTTGCACTCCGTGTGGCATCAACTGGTGGGCCAGGGCATCGCCATGCACCCGGTGATTCAAATCAGCGGGTCGGCCGATTCCCTTGGCAAGGTCTACGAGATGGAAGAAGAGGCCGTGGCCAAGTACACGCTGGCTCCCATGGGCCTGAACGCCATACCAGGCGGCATGGCCGGCATCCGCATGATGCACGAGCTGCGGCTGCTCACCAGCACTCGCGTGGGTGTCAAGGAGCGCGATGAGGCCATTGAGCGGCTACAGCGCGGGGGCTTTGAGCATGGCTCACCCTGCGCGCATTACCGCAAGGGCCACTACCGAAAACTTCCCAGCGAACGACTGACATGGGTTAGCCCTTGTTGGGTCAACCTTAAAGAAATGTCCGTGGAGGAAACAAATGTTCAAGACGCCTGAAAAGTTTCGCGTCAAGCTCTCTGGTTATCCAGAGGGCGACGCCACCAACGGGGCCTTTGTGGTCAAGCTCAAGCATACCCAGGTGGTGTTCGTCATCGCGAGTGACGGCGCTGGCTGGGAGCATGTGAGCGTCAGCCGCAAGGACCGCTGCCCGACCTGGGACGAGATGTGCCAGGTGAAGAACCTGTTCTGGGACGACGAAGATGTCGCCATGCAGTTCCACGTACCTGCCAAGGACCACATCAACAACCACCCCTATTGCTTGCACCTGTGGCGGCCTGTTGGCCAAAACGTGCTGCGCCCGGACTCAATCATGGTGGGGTTCAAATGACAGTCATCATCTGGGATCATAGGGTCAAGGCCCTCGGAGCAGACAAGCAAGCCACGCAGAGCGACCTGGTGCGCAAGGTCACAAAGATTAGGCGCATTCACAGGCACCTGTGCGCCGCTGCAGGGGACTGGGACCTGGCTCAGGAAATGTTCCACTGGTTTGAACAGGGGGCTGATCCTGAGAAGGCACCACCTTGCATGCGCAACAAAGAAGACTGGGTCGCGTTCCTGGTCATTACACCAGAGGGCCGAGTACTCAAGTACGAGAAGAGCCCATACCCCATGGACTTCACCGAGAGCGCACAGATGGATGGCTGGTACGTCTTTGGTTCCGGCCGAGACTTTGCCATCGGCGCGCTGGCCACTGGTGCCTCCATCGTGGAAGCACTGGAGGTGACAATGAAGTACTGCTCAGGCTGCGGCCAGGGCTACGACATCGTCACATTAAATTAGGGAAAGTACTAGACACGTTTGGTACGATACACGTATAATTCAAACTCCATCAACAGAAAGAGAGAAAGTGATGAACTTCAATTTGAACATCCACCGCGTCAAGAGCATTCGCTTGAGCGCAATCCGTCCCAGCCAGACTGGTGAGCTGCAATCAGCGTCACGCGACCTGGTGATTGAAACCGAAGAGGGCAGTTTTGAGCTGTCCTTGTTCTCGGTGTATGTCAGCGAGGATGATGACCAGGAGCTGCTTGAGGTGAAGGTATGAAAGAGTTCAACTACACCCGGTACGCTTGCGACGTTTGTGGCAAGCTGTTCCAGCATCCCAAGGATGCCCAGGACTGCGAGAGCAACCCTGTTCGCGAGGAGCGTGGCGTTAAGGTGGGCGACCTTGTGCGCATCACCCGAGGCGACGGTACTGGCAGCCTTTGCAAGGTGGACCGCCTGTGGGTGATCGAGCCAGGTTGGGGCCCGAAGCAGTACGACCACACTGTCATGGTGTCTGGCTCTGTGGTGGATTCATGGGGCAGCAGACAGCTGGCCTACGACAGCTACGAGGTGACAACATGACCTGGCCATTCCCGCAGTTTCCACTGCCCCCGTATCACGAACCACGGGCCCCGCGTGGGCCTGTGTATCCAGCTGATGCAGAGGAGGCACCGCTATGAGCATGAACACCCCATTCCACCTGCGCCAGCGGGAGTTCAACGCATTCAACGCGGCCAACCCGGCTGTGTGGGAATACTTTGAGCGCTTCACGCTGGAGGCCATCAACCACGGCCACAGGAAGATCAGCCACTGGCTCATCATCAACCGCATCCGCTGGGAAGTGGCGATGAAGACCACCGGCCAGGACTTCAAGATTTGCAACAACCACATTGCGTTCTACGCGCGCCTGTTCGTCAAGGTGCATCCGCAGTACAGGTTCATCTTTAACCTAAAGCGCATGGTTGACGAACCATGGCACGGGGACATGCCGCTATGACAAACCAAAACGAAGTACTGGCCAGTCTGCACGACATCATCGCGGCCAATCGTCAATACACCACCTGGACTGTTTCAACGCCGCACTTGGTGATGCTGTGGGAGAAGGCCCAAGAGCTAGAGCGCGAGGCCTGTGCAAAAGTGTGTGATGCGTTAGCCAATGACGTAACCGAGTGGGCGGAAAATCGCGCATCGGCTATGGATATTGCTGACGCCATCCGAGCAAGGGGACAGGCATGAGCGAGTTTGACGCCACCTGCTGCGGCATTCCCTGCATCATCCGCGTGACATACTGGGAGCGCTACACCCCCGCCAAGGTCAGCGGCCCGCCCGAGCACTGTTACCCCGCAGAGGGCGGTGAAGGTGACTGGGAAATCCTCGACCGCAACGGCCGACCAGCGCCATGGCTGGAGCGCAAGATGAATCAAACCGAGAGAGATCGAATCAGCAAACTTGTTTTTGACAAAATGGAGAACCCCCATGACGACTACTAAGTACAAGCGCCGCACCTTCGCGGATGTTGAGGTCGCTGCCTACGCCAAGGGCTGGAGTGAGGGCCGCCACCAAGGCCGCAAAGACGCCCAAAAGGAATACGACCTGCTGGAGAAGGACAGCATTGAGCTAGGGCGCAAGCTCATGGCTGCCGAAACTAAACTGGCCAACGTGTCCCTGCGCAAGCTGGCCTGGTCACGGCTCACGGGCCTTTTCAAACGGGAGAACTGACATGAGCTTTCAAGAGTGGTGGAACGGCCTGACCAAGGCTGAGATGAAGGTGCTGGGCGAGGGCCAGGCGCGCTTTGTGTGGGAGGAGTGTCAGAAGCACACGCTGATGACCATTGAAGAGGCGTGCAAGGCCCAGGTGGCCTACGACGAGGGCTTCAGGCAAGGCCAGGCGCGCTACCAGGTGCAGGTCGGTGGTTGGACCTTGTCGCCCGGGGTGCAGCCAGGCATGATCTGGATCAGCGACGCCGGTGGCGAGGGTGGGGACTTTCATATCCACGAGCTGGCCCAGGTCATCGGGCGGTTTTACCGGGAGAAGTTCTGATGTCCAGGGCTTGCAAGCACGACTGGCATTTTGTGCAAGGCCTGACCGAGCGCCTGCGCTGCACCCGCTGTGGCATCATGACCTGGCCAAAGGACGCGGACGAGAAGGTCCAAGAGATGCTGGCCGATGTCCTGACGGTCGGCAGCGCCTGGAGCAAGGGTGGTGAGCGCATTGATCCTGCTTCGGTGTTCAAGGACCACGAGACCGTCCACTCTTGCAGCTACTACTGCGTGGTCTGTGGCAAGTACATCGAGGCAGTCGATGGGGTGATCGTGCATGACGCCATACCGCACCCGCCAGACCTGTCGTTTGATGAAGAGGAGAGGCCGCAATGAACGAGCAACTGATGACGCAAGAGGAAGTGGCCTTTCGCTGGAAGATCAGCGAGGCAACCCTTGAGCGCGACAGGTCCCTCAAACAGGGCGTGCGCTATCTCAAAATCGGCGGTCTGATCCGCTACCGACTGAAAGATGTTCTCGACTACGAGGACTCCTGCACCCATGAGCCAAAGGGAAAGACCACATGATCGACTTCATCTCATCCAATCCATCGGCGCACCCACAGACTGTGGCCTGCGCGCGGCTGCTGGCCGCGGTGATTGCCCAGGCCATCGAGGACGCATCGAGCAGGCAGGTAACCGGCGCCGAGAACTTCGCCGCCGTCGACTGGCTGTTCAGCAAGACATCTTCCTTTGAGGACTACGCCCGCCTGATTGGCGCTGACGCAGGGCAGATTCGCACCGCCCTGCTGGAGCCCCCTCCAGACATCGAGCCCAAGAGCAGCCGCTACGATGCCAGCAAACGCCGCTACCTGCGAGCCTCTTATACGAAGTGGCTGACAAGACGCAAAGCGGAAGAGGAAGCGCTGAAGGCCGCGACCAGGGGGAGCAAATGAAAGACGATGACGATACGCTTTGCTACCGCTCGGAGCTGGAGACGGCAGTCAAGAACGAGCGCGAAGCCTGCGCCGCGATGCTTGAAGCCAACGCCATGGCCTGCGAAAACCCCATCCACCGAAGCCTGCTCCAGGCCAACGCCGCAGAGCTACGTGCAAGAGGCCAGACATGGGCGTGAGCCTACACTACGCCGGCATGGTGGTCGTGGTCATCCTGGCAGCAGCAGTCATGCTGGGCGCCATCTGGCTCTCGGCCCACGTGCCACGGGCCCCCAGGGACCACCTGTGCCCCATCGCAGAGATCAGCCCCGACATCACCCCGGCAGAACGAGAGCGCTGCCGGCAACTTCGTGCCATCAAACCTTGAAAGGACAGGACATGCGCCCCGCTGAATTTTCAACAGAAAACCCGCCCCGCCCAATCGACTGCGTTGAAACCAGGGAGTACATCGCCAGCCTGCGCCGCCGCATTGAAGTCCAGCAAGACAGCATGGAACACCTGGCCAACCAGCTTTTTACGCTCAAGGTCAGAAACCGCTGGCTTGAAGAGGAGGTCGAGAAACTGTCCCTGGACCTGGGCATCCAGCAAGGCGAGGGCGGGCCCGCCTGGCGGGAAGTGCCGAAATGAGACCGGAGGCCGACACCCACACCATCAGAGCCATCGACGAAGCCCTGGGCACCATCCTCGGACCACGGACCATGGTCCAGGTGGTCTGCATCACCATCGACGGCCGCAAAACCCTCTACCTCGGGCCAGTGGTCGAGGGCGGGGAAGTCCAGGAGATCGAGTTTGGGGAGGTCATCCCAGCAGAGCTGGCGGCCAGACTCCTGACCGGGGAGTTCAGCGAGGGGATGGGGAGGCAGTAAAAAACCCGCCAGGGGTGAGCTGGCGGGTTTCAAGGGTCAAGCAGAGAGCCTGTCCAGATTGAACCAGTGACCGCGGTCCTCGGCCCACACAAAGGTGCCGTCCGATGAACGAGTGAAGGCGTAAAGACCCTTCTCCTCATCAAACCAGACCGCCGGGTAACCGTCAAAGGTCAGTCCCAGTTTGGCCAGCATCCGAGTGGCTGCAGCCGCCCTGTCGTGGCAAATCTCAGGCTCCGTGGCGCGCTCAAGTTCAATCCACACGCGGTTATTCGTGTTCATAGCTTTCTCACTTTCTGAATGTTAAAGAACGATTGCCAGTTTTTCTAACTGACATATACATTTTACTCCATAACACATCAACTATCAAGTTGTCAAGGGGTTATTTTCTAGGTGTTTTCCCTAAGATTAGCTGTGGATTTATACAGTGCCGAGGACCGCGGACCGGGGCTGCAGCCGAGATTTCGCTGTTTTGATAGACTTTTTTTGAAAAACATGTGTTTTGTTTTTTTTTTTTTGAAAAATGACGTAATAGACGTAATGGTGTAAGAAGTGAATGAAATCAATGGGTTAGACGTGTACAGGTCATCACAGTGTGTCTACAGGTGTAATTTCACATAAAATGCGCGCGCGATGACTTTTTGAAAAAAAAAAAACATACATTACCCAAAAAAAGTCTACTGAAACCCTGAATTTGCCCCTGATGGGGGTTTGCGTTAACTGTGGCGTTGTTGGATAATGTTGACATGAAAATCGATCAGCACATCCCTGTCCCGCCTGAGTCGGACGCCCGCCAGCGCTACCCGTTCCCCGACATGAAGGTGGGCGATAGCTTCTTGGTCTTGGAGGCCGACTGGATCAAGAACCTGCGCAGTGCCGCCTACATGTACAGCCGGCGCCATGACGGGGTCAAGTTCACCATCCGCAAGTACGGCGAGGGCTGGCGGCTTTGGAGGGTTGCCTGATGGCCAGCAAGGACGAGAAGTTCTTGGCCGGCAAAAACCTGGGCGGCCGCCCCGCGGTGGTCGAAGCCAGGCTGACCGCACCGGTCAAGCCCCATAAGCCCAAGCTGCTGACGCCCCAGGAATGGAAGTTCGTTGAAGAGTTCGTCTCTGGCGATGGGCACGTGACTCTCAAGGAGGCGGCCGTCCGAGCTGGGTACAGCGAGGTCTGGGCGAAGGGCCGGGCCCGGGAGCTGACAGACCCAGACAAGAGCCCGCACATTGTGGCTGCCATCCAGGAGCGGCGGCGGGAGCTGGGCGAAAAGTACGCCACCACCTTTGAGCGCCACATGCGCGACTTGCAGGTTATCCGCGACCAGGCCTTGGCGGCTGGCGCCTACGGTGCGGCCGTCCAGGCCGAGTACCGCCGCGGCCAGGCCCTGGGCACCATCTACATCGACCGCAAGGAAATCCGGCACGGCACCATTGACTCGATGTCGAAGGAAGAGGTGCAGCGCAAGCTCGACGAGATCAAGCGCCTGTACGGCGGCAACGCGGGCCCGATTGTGGACGTCACGCCCAAGCAGATCGAAGAAGAGCCGGAAGGGGAAGACGACGATGTCAGTGAAGCCAGAAGCAAGCCTGTACAAGCGCCTGAGAGAAAACCTCCCAAACTGCCATTTCACCCGGATTGAATCCAGGGTCAACCTGGGCATCCCGGATTGCCTGCTGGCCTTCCCGCATGGGGAATTCATGATGGTCGAGTTGAAGGTGGTCAAGCGCGGCCGCAAGATCAACCTGTCCCCGCACCAGGTTGCCTTCCATGTCAAACACGCCGACCTGCGCTGCCCGACCTACATCCTGGTCCAGTACTTCCCGCCTGGTACCGCCCATGCCCACAAATCGGAGCTGCTGCTGTACTGTGGCGAACAGGCCATTGACCTGGTGAACCGCGGGGTGGATGTCAGCCCCCTTGCCAGGTGGCCCTGGACAGGGGTGTCCTGGGCCGAGCTTCGGAAGGCTTTGTTGGACAGTTGACAGTTGCGTCCAGTTAGTGTATCGTGTGCGTTCTGGGGTCGTCCCAGGACATAGAAAGAGAGAAAGACCATGAATGGATACATTGCCTTTTACCGCGGTAAGCAGCTTGAAGTGTTTGCCGACTCATCCTACGCCGCTCAGCAAAAGGCCGCGGCCTTGTTCAGGGCCCGCAAGGCCTACGAAGTCACCGTGATGCTCGCAGAGTTGGACGGCAAACAGGTTGCGCATTCAACCGGGGGCATCTGAGATGAAACACGTTACACATCCGGAGGCCGGCAGGCTTCACACCACCGAGAACGGGATTCGCATGGTTGTCAGGTCGTGGCCTCACCCAGTGCGCAATCGCTTGGGCCGCATTACCGGCTACCTGTTCGATTCGATCTACACCAGCATTGAGGTTGACGTCTACGGGGGACCTGAGGATTGGAAGAACCCGATGCTTTTGAACGGGGTCGTCGATCTGGAAGACAAGGTAGAGGGCAAGACCTATGCTGCCGAGCTGGCCGTCGACCTGGCCAAAATATCGCAGGCCTTGGGGTGCCCGAATGACGCCAGAGCGCTGCAATCTAAAATCTACGAAACCAGGGGCGAGGTTATCGCCTTGGGGGCGGCCGATGAAACCATCTGACCGCCGCCTGTTGGAACGTGCCAGGCAACAGCCCCCACCACAGCCCCCAGACCAGACCAAGCAAAAAAACCTGATCGTGCGGCTTTTGGGCTTTTGGCTTTTTCACAAAATCTTTGGCGGAGGTAGTTGACACCAGTTGATAGAAGTAGTGTAGAATCCCGACCAGGCCGCGCAATCCCGCCGGCCTACAAACCAGAAAGAGAGAAAGACATGAGCGAGAACGTACTGATCGCGGCTATGCAGGCCGCATTCGAAGAGGCCGTGAAAAAGGCCGTGGCCATACACACTGAGGCCATGGCCGTTCACGTTGGCACCCTGGCCGCCAGAATCGCAGCCCTTGAGGGGGCTAGTTGGCAGCCCGCTGGCCAGGTCGAGACCCTGGACAATCAGGAGTGGTTTTGGGCCAAGGTCGCGACCTTTGTTCAGGCCGAGAATGCCAAATCGGCCCCGAGCCCGGCCGACCTGGTAGCCGAGGTCGATTGGTCCGAGCAATTGGACTACGGGAAAATTGTCGAGCACATCAGCATGGGCGACCTGGCCGGCGAGCTCACCGCTAACCAGTTGGAAGAAATTGCCGGAGAAATCGACCTGGCCGACCTGGCCGGCGAGATTGACGCCGACAAACTGGCGGGAAAGTTCGACCTGGATAGCGCCTTGAAAGACTGGTTCGAAAATCAATCCTTCAGCATCACCCCGTGAGGCCCGCCATGAAACGAAAAACCAACGTCCAGAAAATCACTCACCTGATGACACTGAACCCGGGCGGCCCATTGGCCCAGGCTTTCATCATGGAGGCCGTGCATCAGTACGCGGCCGAAGTACTGGCCGCCGGCCGGCCCGACGAAACCCGCCCGGCCGGCGCCATGCCATGGATTAACCCAACCGCCTGGTATGACACCGCCCAGGCCGTGGCCGACCAGCTCACCGCCATGGAGGCCGCAAAATGAACGCCGACGACCTGGAAATCCAAAACCACCGCGCGGCCCAGTACATGGAGCGCATGGGCGGAGGGTTTGCGTCCGCCCTGGCCGTGGCCTACTACCGGGCCGACAGTGACAACAAGGCGCGCATTGTTGGCGCCTGGCCGGACCTGTTCGAAAAGTATCGTCGCATTGCGCGCGAGCTGGCCGCATCGGGCCAGGACTGAATCGAGCCCGGCCACCGCGCCGGGCTTTTTGTTTGTGTTTGTTTGTTGCCTGTTGCATTGTTTGCATGTTGCCGTGTAGAATCACAAACACCGCGCCAGGTCGGCCACCTGGCACCAGAAAGCTAGAAAGTGAGACCCCATGCTTAAAACCGTCCGCACCAGTGCAAACCGGAAAACCGGCCCCATTGCGGTGACATACCGCGCCGGCCAACATGCCACGCTGGCCACCTGCCCGAAGGCCTGCCCCTTGAATCCTAAAGGGGACCAGGGCGCCGACCTGGTCGACCAGGATTATTTGGCGGCCGTCCGCCAGGCCGTCCCGCCACGCGGCCAGGCCTGGACCTATTCACATTTTCCGGCCGCGTCCCTGCCGGTCCCGGCGCCTGGTGAAACTGTGATTAACGCGAGCTGCGACACAATCGACCAGGCCCTGGCCGCCGTGTCGATCGGCCGCCCGGCCGTGGTGGCCGCGCCGGCCGGGACTGTCTGGCCGTACACCGCCGCCGGCGTGCGGTTTGTGCAGTGCCCGGCCGAGCTGTCCGAGAATTTCAGCTGCGCGCAGTGCGGAAACGGCCGGCCACTGTGCGCCCGCGGTGATCGGGATTTCGTCGTTGTGTTTGTTGCCCACGGCCAGGCCGCGCGCCTGGTCGGCGCCGACCAGGCCGGCGGATGCTACGGGACCAGCGGCCCGGTGGCCCTGGCCTGGCACGGGACGCACAAGGCCGGCGCGCCGGATGATGCGGCCGCCGTGGTCCGGTTCGCGCGATCGCTCCCGCCTGGTTCGCTGCTGCGTCATCACGTGGTCGGGGACCTGGGCCGGGACGCTTGACGCGCCCCCCTGTTTGCATGCCATAATGCAAACACCGCCGCCGGGACGGTTTCCCGGTAATCTCAGAAAGTTAGAAAGCGAGTTCAATATGTCCACACTGATGCAAGCTCACACACAATGGGCCACCCGTCCCGCCGAAGAGCGGTTTATTAACCTGCACGAAATGCACGCGGCCATGGTGGCGCGCCAGGCGATCAGCCGGGCCGCCGTGGTTTCGTCCCGCCGCCTGCGCGCCGTCCCGACTGACGACAATCGCGGCCTGTTGATCGAAGGCCCGAACGGCCACGGGTACGCCCCGACTCACTGGGCCATGGGCCAGGCCGCAAACCTGGTCGGCGCGCCTGGTGCATACCTGCGCGAGCTGCCCGCTCCCCTGGCGGCCGACTGCCTGAATTACGGTTTCCAGGTCGAGCGGGACGCGAAGGACATCGGCGTGTTGTTGTCCCGTAACGGGACGGCCGAGCTGCGCGCGGTGACTGGTCCGAACTATGGCCGGATTTGGGACGGTGACGTGGTGGCCGCGCTGATCGACCGATTCGGAGACGGTGCGACCGGCACCTGGCGCGTGCCCGGCGTCCGTGGCCAGCTGGTCGACGTCGACCGGGACAATACGACACTGTTCGCAGGCGATCGCGATATGTTCGTTTTCCTGGCCGACGAGCAAAACCGGATCGAGCTGCCCGGCCGCCGGGACGGCCAGACCGGCACCCTGGCGCGCGGGTTTTTCGTCACGAATTCCGAGGTCGGCGCGGGCGCGCTGCGCGTCAAGACTTTCCTATTCGATTTCGTGTGCGCGAATCGTATCGTTTGGGGAGCTCATGAGCTCGACGAAATCAGCATCCGGCACACGGCCAGCGCGCCGGATAAATTTATTGACCAGGTGACGCCTGCGCTGCTGGAATACAGCCGGGCCAGCTCGGCCAACGTGTCCGGCGTGCTGCGCAGTGCGCAGGCCGCGAAGATTGACAAAGTCGACAAATTCCTGGCCACCAGGTTTGGGCCGCGCGTGGCCGCTCGCGTGCAGCATGCGCACATGCTGGACGAGGGCCGCCCGATCGAAACCGTGTGGGACGCGGTGACGGGCGCCACCGCCTACGCGCGCAGTATCCCGTGGCAGGCCGACCGGGTCGAATTCGAAACCCTGGCCGGTGGTTTGCTCGACCTGGTTGAGGTGGTGGCATGAGCCGGCGCCTGGTTTATGCCGGGGCTTTCCCCGGGGTCGGCCGCTTTCGGGTTACCTGGTCGGCCGACTGGTCGGAATACCGTGTTCACCTGTTCGACCTGGCCGGGGAGCTGGTGGCTGAATACTTCACCGACGAGCGGGCGGACGCGGTGGCCACCGCCGATCGCATGATGGCCGATCGGGCCGCCATGGTCGGGGTTGAATAGCCCGCCCGTTTTCCCCGTTTTAAACCCGGCCGCGCGCCGGGTTTTTTTCTGGTCGGGTATCGGTGGCCAGGCCGCCCGCCAGGCCGCCTACCTGGTCGAGCTGCTGCCGGCCACCTGGTCGAGCTGCTGCCGGCCACCTGGTCGAGCTGCTGCCGGCCACCTGGTCGAGCTGCTGCCGGCCACCTGGTCGAGCTCCGGCCGCCTCCCTGGTCGGCCTGCTGCCGG